GTAATTCCGGTTTCAGACAAATTCTTTAGATTTTTGTATTTGATTAAAAAGTTTTTTCTTGTGCTTTCATTGGGGAACAAGCGTTTTAATTCAGCAGCAACTTTTGTTGGGTCTTGGATGTTTTTAATGACGTTGATTGCCTCAAAAATCTTGGTGTCAGCATTGGCGTTCCAGGCTTGCTGATAGGCTTTCATGTTGTTGTCACCAAAGCGCTGTGCAAATCTTTCTGCGCCATTGGCTTGCATATCAAGATTGGTCTGGTCTGCTTGTACTCGTTGAGCAATCTTTACCAAGACTTCTGGCGGCACTTTGATTGTTCCGTTTGCCACTTGTTGCATATCAAGACCAGCAACCGTATTGCCAACACCACCCATTGCTTGAACATTAGACAAAGCCATATTAGCTAGGTCTTTGGCAAGCATATCGTATTCGGCGCTTCCAATGGCCATACGAATCTTTTGTTCAATCTGCCCAGGAATACCGCCTTTTTCAAAATAAAGATTGCTTGCAATTTTGTTGGCTTGAGCAATTACTTCCTCGGTGTTTCTGCGGTTCTGAGCCAACCCAGTTTGCGCTTGAATCATTCTGTTGCGATAGCCAAACCCCGCCTCCGTATCTTTTGCCTCTGTCGGCTCTGGGATGAAAGGAACAGATGCGCTCCTGACCGGATACGGCACACGCATACCTGGGGCAACTTCTGTTCCTGCTCCAACTGTTCCAGTAGGCGCTTTGCCTTGCAATCCACTTGGGATGGCAATCTCTGCTTTGGGAGGTTGTGCGCCAATGGATGGAGTAATTGCAACGGTTTGCCCTGTTTGTGGGCTGACTTGCATAACGGGTGCAAGTGTCTGCTGTTTTTCTGGTGATAGTAGTGTTTGAGCGCCAGAAATAGCTATACCAGGAAGTTCTGGGCCAGATTTCATTGTGTTTTGCCAGATTGTTTTATATGAATCAATCAATCTGCCAAAATCTTTGTTTTCTGGATTTTCTGATTTCAATAAATCAAGTTCTTTAAGATACTGATTTACATCAGTAACACCAAGGCGACCCATTAAACCAAGACGCGATCCGATCATTGATCGCTGATCTTGTGTAAGATTTTGTTTTGCGCTAATTGCCTCACTTTGAGCTTTACCAATAGTGGTAAATTTGCTAATGTAGTCATTGCCGGTTAAAGGAGCAATAGAAGGAACAGCAGCATTGATCTTGTCAATATCAATGCGTCCATTAGTTTGAAAATTATCAGGATTAGAGAAAAACTCTTGCATCCGTTGGCGTTCAATGTTTGCCTGCTCTGCAACGCCTAATTGAATCTGACCTGTTCTTGTTTCTTGTTGAGCTTTTTGCAAAGCCAGAGGATTGATTTGTTCCGCTTGTTGATAAGCCTGCGCTCCACGCGCAATGTTTATCATGTCAGCCAGAGATGGGCCTTGAATTGGCTTGATCTGGGTGGCTACTGGGGTGATGTTGAAATCTGCCATTTTTAACCTACCGCAAAGTATGGGCCAGCAACTTGTTCGGCAACTCCAAGACCACCGCCGCCGCCTCCTTTTAACAAACTTGCCAAGGTAGCAGAACTTCCAATTCCTTGTAGTCCCCCTGCCATTGCGTTAGCCGCACCGACTTGACCGGCCCCCAAAGCGCCAGCAGCCCCTACTCCTAGTTGACCAATGTTAGTGGCAACATTCTGTCCAAGTTGATTTGCTTGAGTTTGTGCTGTTTGTCCAATTCCGGCTATTCCGGCAAGAGTGTTGTAAATATCTTTTCTGATGTTTAGATATTGAGGCAACCCTACATTTGTTGAATAATCAGCGGCAAACTTTTGCGCGGCTCTAGCAACATTGCTGCCACCGCCACCCACGTTAGCCATTTGTCTTGCGGCTCCAGTTCCTTGCTCAAGACCAAATTGATACCCTGGCATGGCCAATAAATCTTCTGCTGTTGGTTGCTTTGTAAGATACGGCAACATATTTTGAATTTTTGTTAATGCGCCATATCCAGCTTCTCGGTAAGGCGCTTGCTGGGCATTAAGAATGTCAAACATCTGCCGCTGTTGAATGGCGGCTTGATTGGCTGCATCAGCCTGCATCCGCGCCGCTGATTCTGCTGCGCTTGCTTGACGCTGCGCCCCCATATAGCCTAATAAGGCCGATCCACCAATCGCTGCTGCTACCCAAGTCATAATTTTTCCCCTTCAATTTCAAACTTTTTGAGGTCATTTCTGGCGTCAAAAAGCGCGGTCGTATCTGGCTCTATCAATTCAGCCTCAATTTCATCAAGGTCGGTTTTGTCAGTTCTGTGAATAGTCACGCCAATTGCGTCAGTCACAGCCAGAGTTACCCGCTTCGTTCCAGGCTTGGATTCCACAACGTCACCAGCCTGAAGCCGTTTCATTCCGTTTTCAGTCCACGCAATTATCTCGCCTTTTGCACATAAAAAGAAGTGGGATTCTTTGTGAACTTTCCCGACAATTAACGTCCCGGCGGGTCTAAAAACCTTCCGCATATACATTCCAGGGCTAAAGTGATGCTCAGTCACCAATTCAGCCTGCGGCATTTTGACCATTTCGGCCTGCAGGCGATCTACCTGCTCACGGGTCACATGATTGGGTAAATCAAGTTCATTCATACTATGCTGGTAATAATCCCGTCCACAACGGTTATTGTTTTTGGAACTGCGTCCCCGCTTAAAAATGTTCCAGAAACCCCAATGTTCTTGGTTGACATGGTTCCAAGACCGGTAATGTCTGTATTTGGGATGGTGGATGACGCGGTAAATGGGCTAGTTCCGCTTCCTTTTACATAGCCCGTCAAAGATGTTGCACCTGTGCCGCCATGAGGGACATTGAGAGTGCCTCCAAGGGTTACATCTCCCGCTGTTCCGGTGGATGGGGTTAACCCTGTATTGTCAGCAGAGAAACTAAGAACACCGGTATTTGAGATGGTTACATCACCTGTTGGGCTGGATACCGCAATCCCTGGCCCTGCAATGTTAGATAGCACCCCGGTATTGGCCAGATCAATTGTTCCTGCACCATTGGTAACGCTTATTCCCGCCCCAGCCCCAAGGTTGTTGGTTTCATATCCAGTTCCATTCCCAATCAACAATTCGCCATTGGCGGGTACTTGATTTGTTCCTGTGCCGCCATTGTTGACTTGTAAGGGATAACCTAGCGTGATTCCGACTACGGAAGGATTCATCAGCCAAACTAGCCACTCTTGATTCGGCCTTCCCGTGTTCTCATTTAGAAACGGGCTTATCGGGATGTTGATATTGGTGTTTGGGGCTGTTGCCATCAGTTTGCTCCGGCGCTTGCCTTCAATTCGGCAGAAACAATTACGGCTTTGACAGGATCAGAAATTGCTACCTCAAAGATGCGGTCACGCGACCAACCCAAACGCCTCCAAAGTGCGCGATTAGCGTATTGGCCAACCCGTCCTATTGATACCCAATGTTCATTTGACCAAGTGGAGCCACCATCATTTGACCAGCGCAACATAGCCTGGGGGTTGGCGCTTGAAGCAACAGGGGTTGCTTGCTCTGCAATAAGGTCGTTTCCGCTTTCTGTGATGAGGAAATCGTTGTTTTCTGCAAGCAAGTAAATAGGCGCGGTTTCTGGGACATTGTTGCCTACTCCTGGCTGAAACTGGATTTGGAATGATTCAAAATACTGTCGCTGAAGATCAGAAACAATATGCGGCGCTCTACGCAAGCGGCGAATTGGGTTGCCATTGTCGGTATAAACAGCGTTTTGAATGGTGTAGATTTTGCCGTTTTCATAGTCCCCGACAACGTATTGGGTCTGGAAGAAACACCCGCAGTTTGACCGGTGACGATAGTATTTCCCAGAATCAGCATCCCAAGACAACCACTTATGCCAGGACTTTGTAGAGCCATCGTAAACCCATGTCAGACCGTCCCCAATGGAGGGAAAGGTACAGACGTACATCTCATGGCCTTCAATTTGATAGGTGTAAGCCACGGCATCAGAAGTGATCTGGTTTCTTAACGATTCCTCAACCGCATGGGTGGAAATCTTCACAAATGAATAACCATTGACCATTTCAATCGTGGAGTCGCCTCTTGTGTCTTTTGCGACAAATGCAAAGGAATCAAGAAATCTGGCGATTGAAAAAGGCGCTCCTAGACCAGATTGGATGGATGTGCCAGGAACCCTTTGAAATGGGAATGTAGTAATGCCTTGGATCACATTCCCTACATCCGTCCAGACTTCTGTCGTAACCTCGCCCATCAAGTAAACTTGGCGGCGATCCACTATCAGGCTTACAAGATTGTCAGAATAGCCGTTTTTAGTCCCATACAGAGCCTGGGTCGAGTACATTGAATTGAGGTCTGTGCAGGCCCAATTCTGCGTTCCAGGTTGGTTATAAATGTTGTAAGAGTCAACATTGTCCACAACGCTTGCGCCCTGCCAAGGCCCGTCTGATGGAGGCAAAGCAGCAAATGCTCCGGTGTTTACTACATAGGTATAACGGTTAGGCCCATCAACAATGTAAGCAATCAGACCGTCATCTGTGATGTTGTCAGATATAGATACAGGGCCACGGGTTGTGGATAGTGTGCCAATTTGAGAAGCAACAAAGTTGACATCCAATGTGTAAACTGCATTGCCGGATACGGCAACGATCAACTCGCCACCAGATAGGGTTTTAAGACCCCGTACCTCACCGTTTTTAAGCTGGGCAACTTCCACCAATCCTGGGGTTGGATAAAGGGCAACAATGCCCCTGTCGCCTTGCTGTTTGGAAACATCAATTTCCGCAAAGAAATTGATACATTCTTGGTCATCTTGGTAGATGGATGGGGCTACATAAGATGTTCCGACAAAGCCAAAATCCGGCATTTTTTACTCCTAGCGGAAACCACCATCCATAATAAAACCAGCGTCCTTTGCTTTGCCCATCATCAGCGAATCAGGATACCTAGCAACTTGCGCTGGTTTCATGTTTGTACGCTTAATGGTTGACTTGCCTTGCGCCGCGTATGCGTTAATCATAGCAAGCTGCGTTTGATTTGTCTTGCCATACATAGGGCAAAGACGCTCGGCCAAACACCATCTCAAAGCCATGTTGTAGCCTTGTGGGAAATTGATATTGTCTGTCAGGCTACCAAATTCACGGAAGATTGTTTGCGTGAATAGATGCAGTTCACCCTGGGATGGATTGGGATAGACATAGACCGTACCCAAAGTCTCAGCAGGCATATAGTAGATCATCTTTGCCCAAGGCCCATTTAGCTGTTTGATGCCAAGCGATTCGTACTCCTCAAGGCTGAGAATGGCCAAGGGATAATCAAGATAGCCTCCAGCCACGCTAGAGCCGCCTTGCATGGTAGCAACCCGTACAAAGCCAGAATCAATGTTTAGAGGACGCTCGTAATAGGCGTTTATGGTTGTGCTGGCCACGGTTTGCGGGATGCTGACAGTGTATGTTCCCGCTTCGTTGACATTCCCGCCAGCGCCCGATCCAAATGCCACAATCTTTGTCCCAGCAGCTATTCCAGCCCCGCTTAGGCTCATCCCCATTGTCACACCACCGGAATTAAGAGATGTGATCGTTAGGGTGCTTCCTGAGATGGAACCAACAAAGTTAGCCCCAACAGACCCACCTGGGCCAAGAGTGTATTGAACTGTATTCTGGACGGTCTGGAAAATCAATTCGGTGCGGTAAAACACCATCATGTTTTCGTTTGACCATTGCGCCAACATATCGTTAAACATATCCAGCGCATCTTGAGCCTCATCTGCTGTGGGAACCTCGCCAGCGGCCACCGCGCCAATGTCTTTCATTGCGCGGGAAATAATGTCAAATGGTGTAGTCATTTTTATTCCTACGGTTTCTCAGGCCAAACAACAGTCCAAGGGAATCCTGCCTGTGCAGGGACATCACGCAGGGCTTTACGGTAGTCCATCCACACTTGAGGAAGCTGTACTCCAAAGCCATCAATGGAAGCATCAACAGCCTTTAGCGTCACCCAATCACATTCAGCAAGTCGTTTGTCTCTTTCAGCCCGAATAGCCTTGGCTTGATTGGCTTCTTTCTCAGCAGCTTCAGCAGCAATTTCCTCAGCAGTCTTGTCTTGTACCTCTACCGTATACACCCAAGGGGCTTCGTAATAAGCAGCGACATTGACCAGCTTCTGAGTTTCCCGGTTGTGTTCTTTAAATACCGACACCTTGGCATAGCCTTGCTCGGCAAGAAACTCATCATTTGGGCCGCTAATAGGAAACCCGGTGTTTGGGAAGGCTTCCCGATAGTCCATCGGAATAAGATTGTTGATATGTGCAACTAACATGATTTCTCCTTAAATCGGGCCAGTATTCGGGAAAGCCGCAGTCGGTGGGGTGAAGTTGGCGGTATATCTGGCATAGCCTTTGGTGATGCGTAGGTCGTCTATGTAACCGTTGAGGTCATAGCCACCACTATAGTAAGAACCAAGCCATAAATTACCGCCAGCATAATTGGTTGAGTCCGTGTACGTAGAACCTATTTGCGTTCCATCTAAGAACATTTTTGTGCTTGTTCCACTACGGCATACAGCAACGTGATACCAAGTTCCTGTTGATAGCGTTCCACCAGTAATCCTAACGCCAGCATTTGTGTAATAAACCAATGCTGACCCATTCAAATAAATTACAGGGGTCGCACTTCCACCATTTTCTCTCATGTCAAAAACAATTGGTGTTCCAGATGTGGAATTGATATACAGCCAAAGTTCAATAGTGAAGTCACCTGTAGAAAACGCAAAATTTGGCGTGTAAACAGCTTTTAATGCATCCCCTGTCCCATCAAAGTACAAAGACCCTGTTCCATACTTCACCACGCTTGTAGAAATCTGTGCGTTGCCCACAGTTTCTAAGTTGTTCATCATGGCATTGTCGTAAATGCCAGCGTTGGTCATGGACAGCAAAATTGCTGTATTAGTTATGGCGGTGGGGGGTGTAGTGGGGGGTGTAAAAGAAGCAGTGTAAACAGCAGTCCCTTTTACCAAGCGGAAACCAGAAATATAACCATAAAACGGCCCACTAGTAGCATTTGTATAAGAGCCAAAATAATATGCAGTAGATGCCCCAACAAGTGTATCGGTATTTCCGGTAGCAGAACCAGAGGCAACGGTGGGGCTTTGCAACACACCATCCACAAACATTCTAACCGTTCCAGACTGCCTAGAAACTGCTACATGACACCAACGATTAAGGGGATATGTATAAGAAAGACGCAGTTCTAAAGAGCTACTTACAAATTCAAAACGCTGTGTTGCGCTTCTCCAAGCAAAATATCCAGCAACATCACCAGAATAAATTGTTGTTACACCGCCTTGATTTGTTAAATAAATATATGCTTCGACCGTGTAATCATCTCCGCTTTGTGGGTTGTTTGTTGAATTTGCAACACAATTAAGACTATCCCCCGTCCCATCAAAGTACCCACTCCCACCAATCACGCTAGTTGAATAGGCAGTAGATGTGCCAAATGGGTTGAACCTTTGGACGCTCGGTGTGCCGTTTACAGTTAGTGTGAAGTTGTTGGCAGAGTTGTCTATGAAGCGGTTGCTCTGGCAGGTGAGCAGGGATGTGTTGGTAATTGCTGTGAGGGGAGAGGTCGGTGGAGTAAAGTTGGCAGTATAAAGCGCAGTACCTTTTAAGATTCGCAGGTTAGACAGATACCCATTTAAATCTGCTCCTGCTCCGGGGTTGAACCCAAGTGACCCTATCATTGGTCTGGATGCGCCAACTGTGTAATTAGTGCTATCGGTATATGTTGAGCCAGATTGCGTACCGTCAATAAATAATTTAGTGCTTGTTCCACTGCGTGTTAATGCAAAATGATGCCAAGCATTTAAAGTTAAGGCACTTCCTGTTATAACTTGTGAACTATTGACATAAAGATAAGGTTGATTACTGGTATTTACAGCCAACAGAATGTATGCACCATTTGTAGATGTTGGGCGAAAATCAATAATTGCGTGAGTGCCATTGACATTTATAAAAAACCATCCTTCAATGGTAAAGTCACCAGTACCAAAAGAAAAAGCTGCTTGTGCGCCTAAAGTAAAGTAATCACTTGTACCATCAAAATAATTCCCCCAATTACTCCCATACGGACTAAAGCTACCCTGCGTGGTGTTGCCGTTGCGGGTGATGGTGAAGTTGTTTGTACTGCCGTCTAGGAATGTGTTGTTCTGTGCGCCATTAGTCCCATCGCCATGTAAAAGCATGGTGACATAATTGAATTGAGCGTCTGGAGGAGAGCCGCTTACCTGTGAACCGTTTGAACTAAACATTAGTGTTCCTTACAGGTAGTTCTGTCCAGCAGTCGATCCCCACCAATATGTGCCATCAGCAGTGAACACATATTTGTCACCCTTGGATGCCGTGGCAGTAATTGTCGGTGCTGTGCTTCCAGGCCATTTGACGCTGGAGGGCCATGTCACTGTGCGTGAGCCTGTAGCGTCCTGCTTTTGCAGCAACATGAAAGACTTTCCTGCCGTAGCGGTTGGGAAGGTATAGGTGCAGTTACCCGTCAGCGTGAGGATTTGCACCGTACCGTTGGCAAGATCAATGGTGTAGGCAGTGGAAGTGTTGGCTGTAACAGTTTCTTCGGTGTAGCCATTAGTGAACGTGCCTGCCTCGACAGTCTTGTTAGTGAGCGTCTGAGTGCCTGTCAGCGTGACATCACCTGTAACAATGTCGCCAGAGCCTAACAGGGATGTGCTGTTAATGGTCTTAATGTTCGTACCAGACACTAAGGTAACTTGCGCGTCCAGGTTTGTTCTTGCGTCTGATGCGGTAGTAGCGCCTGTGCCGCCATTTGCAACCGCAACTGTGCCTGTGACATTGCTTGCTGTGCCTGTGGTGTTCTGATTTAGAGTAGGAATGTCAGCGGCAACAATAGCCCGAAAGGTTGGAACACCAGACGATCCATCGGGCGCGGCCAAGAAATTGTTTGCAGTTTTGCTGGCGTAAGGATTTTGAGTGTCACCGTATCCGCTTGACAAACTAATTGCCGGAGTTGCACCACCGCTAGAGGCAACTGGACTTGTGCCGCTTACAGACAAAACACCACTATTTGCCACAGTGACACTTCCTGTCCCATTCGTGACGGAAATGCCGCTTCCAGCAGTAAGGTTGGTGTTTTTCCAGTAACTTACAGAAGAATCATAAATTAGTAGCTGGCCACCAGTTGGAGAGGTTAATTCAACATTGCTATCAGTTCCTCCTAAAACTGACCCGTGACTGATTTCCACCTGGAATGAACCAGAACCACCCGGCCCGGCATTGATAACAATACCAATTTGAACTTTTACATTTGGGGCTGTTGGCTTAATATTAGTGGGATTACCTGTTACCGGGTTGTACCAAATAACATCACCATCAGCCCAAGTTTCCCCAAACGCTGTGCCGTTTGTTGTAATCCCATGAACCGTTCCATAAGAGGTAATTCGTCCAAAATCATTAGTTGCAATGTTTTCAGTTGCTACCCCAATAATTAAATTACCATCTGTTATGCCTGCAACAGTAGGGGCAAATGTAACAACCCCAGAAGCACCAACAACGCCTGTTTGGTAAATAATTTGTAGTGGCGAATCATTTATGGCAGAAGAAGCCTTGCCATAAACATATATTTCTTCGCCAACTTGCTGAGTGATGTTTCCACCACCCATCCCCAAATTCCATGAACCATTTGTCCCGTTGTACCAGAGTTTTCCTGCTGAAACAGTTACCGCAGAACCATCACTCATTTCAACCGACAAAGGCTGAGTAATGTTGCCACTATCGTCAATTAAGACAGTAGAGTTTTGAATCAATTTTCCAGTAGTTGAATCAAAACGGGTAATTGCGTTGTCTGTTGCAGAGGCTGGGCCTGTAACATCTCCACCGCCGCCCCCACTAGAAGCGTTAATCGTTTGATTTGGCCATGTTCCGCTAATTGTGACGTTGGTTCCAGCCACCAACGATGGGGTTGTGGTTCCACTTCCTCCGTTGGCAATAGCAAGAACACCCGTCACCCCTGTTGATAAGGGTAAACCCGTAGCATTGGTTAGGGTTGCCGCGCTTGGAGTCCCCAAATTTGGGGTTGTCATTACAGGGTTAGTTGATAGGACTACATTGCCCGTTCCAGTAGTTGAATAGCTTGTGCCCCAGGCTGACCCGGTGGAATTGGCAATCCCTGCGCCGGGGTAAACCATGCTTCCACCGCCGCCCGAAGAATTGATGGTCTGGTTTGGCCATGTTCCAGAAATTGTGACATTTGTACCGGCTACCAATGAAGGTGTCGAGGTTCCGCTACCACCATTTGCAACCGGCAAAACGCCCGTTACGCCGGTGGTTAAGGGCAATCCTGTTATGTTTGTGGCCGTGCCGCTAGATGGAGTGCCTAAAGCTCCACCATTGGTTAAATAAGACCCTGCTGGCTGTTTGTTGTTAAAGGTATTCCAGTCGGTGCTGCTCAAATAACCATCTGTTGAACCATCAGCAGCAGGCATTGAGATGTCTGGGGTTGCGCCACCAGAAGAAACCACCGGGGCAGTTGCTGTGACATCGGTAACACCGCTACTAATGTCGCTAACCGCAACTTGTTTGGTAACGCCGCCTTGAACAATCGGAACCGCCTCCGTTCCAGATAGCGGGGTTGTTGCTGCTGGTAATTGCGAAATTTTTACGTCAGCCATAATTTTTCCTTAAATTGCGGCAATTACAAAGGCCAGAAGTTCCTCGTAGCGAACACCATATCTGGTGTGTTGCTCTCCATTGGAGTCTGTCCATTCGTCATAGCAGAAAATGCCATATTTATTGGGGTCTAAGCCATTATCTCTAAAAGCCATCTCTACTTCCTGAGCAATTACACCAATATGGATACGGGCCGCATCACCCTTGTCTGCCACGGCATCTTTGAATCGAAACTTTTTGATCTTTGATTTGATGACTAAAGCAACAGCTTTTTCTGCTGCGTCCAGGTCAGCAATGTCTTGCTTTTGACGTAGGTCAGAAGTATTGATCGTTCCTGTGGTGGCGTAAACAGTAGTCCAGCGGAATGATGGAGCGCCCAACACATAAGCATTATCCGTTGAAGGAGCAAATCCTGTTCCTGGGCTAACAAATACAGTATTGTTGCCAAGCAATGTATTGCTGCCAGAGTTGGTAACAGCGTTAGTTGCCGCGCCAACTGTCATGCCGGAAACTGTAATGCTTGGGCTTCCGCTTAAACCTTGAGATGTCCCAGAAACGCTAATGCCCCATGTTCCTGATGCGCCAGAGCCAGAGGTACTAGGAGCGCCAATAGTGTTATAGCTAACAGTAAGCGCAGAAGAACCGTTAAAGGTGCTACCAGAACCTCCACCAGAGCCACTATTGTTAAAGGTTACGGAGTTTGCAAGCGACCCAGCGGTAGGTGTCGCCCAAGTACCGTCATTGCGTAGGAATGTGCTTGTAGAGCCTGCCGGGGCAGAAATTGCGTAGCTGTTCCATGTGAACGCTCCTGTTGCGTTAAGAGCAACAGTGTACATATTTGCCCAACGTAAAGCAGCGCCGCCACAATAATAAGTGTTGTTGGTTATTGGAGCAATTCCAGTGCCGCTTACGGTTCCAACCGAATTGGTTTGAATTTCACCATTGAATGTTTGAAGGGCAGTCCATGTATTTGCGCTTCCAAGATCAAGAGCAATCGTTCCGGAACTGGTGATTGTTCCACCAGTAAGCCCTGTTCCAGCAGTTATGCTGGTCACGGTTCCAAGACCCGATCCGCTTGGAGTTACCCATGTTCCGTCATTTCGCAGAAATGTTGTTGTAGAGCCAGATGGGGGCGCAATGGCATAGCCATTCCAAGTGAGGTTTCCGGTTCCGAGATACAAACCCTTCCAAGTAAGCGAAGAACCACCAAGATAGTAAGTGTCAGTTGTTGATGGGCCAAATCCTGTTGCCGGAATAACCGCAGTAATTCCATTAAGAACAAGATTGTTGCCCGATGCTGTAATGCTGGCAGACCCACTACCCACGTTGTAAGTTGTGCCATAGACGTTATTCCAATGATAGCTTGGAGAACCAAGATCATTGGTGTTGTTGCCTGATCCACGCCAAACAGCGACATCTAGGGCAACCGCATTAGTGGAATTACCTAGCCCAACAGTTGTTCCGGTTGAGGTAACAGCAGGAATACCGCTAAAGGTTCCAATGTTTGCGCCATTGAAATTAGAGTTAACGGTAGTTGTGGAGCCGATTGTGGTAACACTTTGTAGGTCTTGAGAACCGCCGCCGCCTCCGGTGATTTCCGTTACTGCGGTTGGGACTTCTAATGAGTCGTTGTAGAAATTGCCAAGTCCATAAATGGTTGTGGTTCCAGCACCGTCTTTGTCAATGTATTTGCGACCAGATGATGCGCTATAAGGCGAATAACCCTTAAAGCCATTGCCTATGGTGTTGACACTAATTGTGGCGGTAGATTCGTTATTTGATACAAAAATGTTGTTATTAGTGTAAAGCGTTGCGCTATTACGGGCAAACATACAGTTATTGATGCTGCTGGTTGCCCTGGCTGCTGTGCCGCTGGCCACATTGATGTAAACATCAGCGTCACCTGCATTACCCTCAAACCACACACCATTAACAATTAGTTGCGTTGCAAGGAATGTCGATGCGGCATAGAACACACCACCAGAAATGGGTTGGCTTGCTCCTGAAATAACGCCCACGTTCTCTATAACGCCGCCATTGATAGAGATCAATCCACCGCCATTGATAAGGTATCCAAGCGTCCTGATGCCTGCAAGGGTACAGTTATTGAACTGGGTGGCCGTAGGTTCGCTGACAGAAACATAAGCGGCCAAAACGCCTATATCGGCAAGCTGAATATTGAGATTGCGATAAGTCAGCCCTAAGCAATCTTGGGCAACAATGCCGGTTTCGTAACCAATAATGCGAATATCTTGGATTTCACCAACAGCGGGAACTGTATTTAAATATAAGCCGGTTCCAGTTCCGATTGTGTAAGAGCCGCTTATATAGGTGGTTGCGTTTACCTTTTTAATGAGGCTAAACCCACCAAAATACATGGTCAGAAACTTATTGTCATATCCGCTGCTGAAATCTACGGTAATAGCGCCGTTGGTTGCGGCGATTGTGTTATTTCGATAATCGTAGATATAAGACAGATCAGCGCCCTCGCCACGCAAAGTGATTCGTGGAGGCTCATTTTGGTTAGTAGAGTTTGGCCATGTAATGTTGATGTTATCGGTGATTTTGTATGTTCCGGCAGGCAACAAGACCGTACCGCCTTCACCAATGTCTGACAAAGCATCAATTGCGGCTTGAATGGCGGCAGTATCGTCTGTTACACCATCTCCAATAGCGCCAAAATCCTTAACGCTAACAGTTTGCGCCAGCTTATCTTCTACCGTTGTTTGAACGGCTCCCGTGTAAGGTGCTGTGTAAGTTACGTTAGCGGCATCACTTGCAAAGATGGGATTGAAGATGTTGTCGTAAGAAGCAATCTGTACTCCGGCGCTGGTTTGGAGAACAAACTTGTAGGATAGCCCGTCAGTAATCCAGATTTCCCCGGTTGGAACGCGCCCAGCAGAGTCCAAAATGATTGGGTTACTGTGAGCAATGCTTCCGGTGGAATCTGTATAGGTTGATTGGGGGGCAGAGGTTCCGGCAGCATAGGTGTAGATTTTTCCACCAGCAAGGATGATGCCGTTGTTATCAAAGAACTGGGTAGCAACCCCGCCAAAAGGTGAAAGATTTACAGCCATGTTTTGACCTTATTGGAGATGATTTGAAATTATAGGCTTAACCATGAAAAAAGCCACCCCCTTGCGAGAGTGGCCTTTTTTGCTTACATCAGAATTAAGCTGCAACGCGGCAAGCCAATTCGGGATAAAGCGGCGCCCATCCATACAGCACATCAATACGGGTAGGAATACTGTCGTTATTGATGGTGTATTGACGAACCACGCGCAATGACAGACCAAGGTCTTTGTCAGAGGCACGGCCAGCAAAGTGAACACCGTCAGGCATTTCCAGGTCAGCCGTAGCCAAAGTGAAAGCATTTTTGTGCATCACAATGTTTTGCGGAGAGACTGCACCGGTCTTGTTGAACGGGGTCACAACAGCGGTAGTGCTGGTGGTGGTAACAGTGACGTTCTGGAATTGACCAGCGGTAATGATGGCCGGAGAAACGGTCACGGCAGTACCAGCGCCAGATGCCACGGTCACATCTGCGGTCACAACAAAGTTACGCAGCTTGCCAGAACCGTAGGCGCTACGGTTTTGGGGGTTCACGGCATACACACCGGCAATCTGGATAACGTCACCCTGTTTGAGGGCGGCAGTACCAGCAGACGATACCAGAGTGATCGTGGAGGTGGATGCCCAGCCAGTTGTCAGCGAACCAGTAAAGGTCGTGGTGTTGGTGGCCAGGGTGTCAGAGTAGGAACCAAAGGTCTGATTCACCACGTTCTGATCCATCTTCCAGTTCATGCCAGCGGAATCACGGCCCATCATGCCCTTTTCGTATTGCATACCAATACGGTCAGAGGGAACGAACAGACCTTTCAAGCTGTCCACAATGGTTGCGCCGGTGAAAGGCTCAACAATGCAGCTACGGCGACCATCACGCGGAGCGCCTTCGGAATCCAGGTATGCGCCTGCGTTCAGATAGGTCAACAGCGAGGATGGGGGAGTGCCAGCAGTACCAACAATGTTGGCGGTGCTGTTTTTAGCCATAGTCAGACCGTCAAAGTCGATCTTGTTGGCGATAGCGGCAATACCCGGCTTCAACACGCGATCCGAGAACATATCCAGCGACAGAGCCAAGTCCTGGGTGGTGAACTGGGTGTCAACGTGGAATTGAGTACTCAGAGTCACGGGTACGCTGGTTTCGTTGAAATCTTCAACATTCAGCGCGGGGCCGGTAGTACCAATGAAGCGACCAGGACGGCGAACATTAAGGGTTGCGCCAATCTTCGCGCCGGTAACGGCGAACTGATCGTCATAGTTGCGGTCAACCTCCGAGGAGAAGGTCAATTCATTTTCCAGAACCATCAACGCTTCGTTGGTGATCATGGAAATCGTAAGTAGATTGTTACTCATTTCATTTCCTTAAAAGGGTTGGATTAGCGGATTCGCCCTGCCAATCTTGCCGCTTTCCAGGCTTGATAACTTCCGTGGAACTGCCGGTTGGAGTCCAGTTCGGTTACAGGCCCGTTTGCAGAGGCTTTGATAGGGTTAATCGGCGCTGGTGCTTTACTTTTCCCAACAGTAGGCTTGGTCTGAGGTGCTTCAAATTGCGCCTCCAGCTTCCCAATAGTGGCTAAGGCTCTGGTTACTGTCATGCCTTGCAACTTCTCAGCGATTTCTGGGTTCTCTGCCAGATGGTAGAGAATCCGAGGGCCGACTTCTGATTCAAAGATTGCATCCCGCACTTCGTTGCTGACGCTAACATCTGCGGAACTGACCATTGCCTCGAAATCAGGCATTTCAGACTTGGCAGATTCCACCCGCTTTGCCCAGGTATTGATTACCTGTTGCCGCTGGGCTTCCTGTCTTGCCTGCTCTGCCCTTACTCTTTCCTCATTCAACCGCTGATCCACCCGGTAATCTACAAGCGCCTGCTGGTACTCGTACATATCCGAGAATTGCTCAGGTTTTGGTTCCTCATTGTCTTTGGGCGCTGGTGCGCTTTGGGCTTTGAGTGACCGTAACTCGGCTTCAATCGCTTCCCTAGCTTCGCGTTCACGCTGGGCTTCCTGCCTAGCGGCCTCTCGTTGCTTGGTGAGGTCTGAAAACCTTTTCTCCAGCTTGGGATTCTGTTTTTTCTCCTCTACTGCTGTCGCTTCCTCAACCGCTTCGACAGGTTCACTCTGCGTTTCCTCGACCACCGGCTCTGATTGAACAGCCTCGGCGGGAGATTTATCAGCTAAACCCAGTTTCTGAGCAGCAAATTCAGCTAAATTTTCACTTGTAACCACACTTGCGGCTACTCTAGGTTGCGTTTGTGGCGCTTCCTGAACTTCGGACATGGATTTCTCCAAGAATTAACCCTGTGAACCTCACAGGTAAGGTTTTGGGCAATATAACCCTAAATTATTAAACCGTCAATCTATTGCTGGATTAGTGGGTTAGCCCCGCTTGAAATGTCTTGCGCGGCAAAAGAGGCATAAGCAGCTTGTTCTGCGTTGCGCTTTTCAATCTCTGCCAACAAGCGGCCGGTATCCATGTGGTGCAACAGTAATTCAACAATAGCTTCGATCTCGGTCTTGTTCTGGCTTGTGATGGCCCGAGTGTTTTGGTCGTTGACCTTGACCTCTGCAATGGTTTCGGTGTTGTGCGCCCTGGCAGTAACGTCCATGAGTTTTCGCTTGGTTTCGCCTTCTTCCTTGATTTTGGCAACTTCCATGCGGTTGTTGATCTCCAACTGAGCCGCCTGTAACTGCTGTCCCATTTCTTCCAATTGCTTCTTGGCAAGTGCCAATTCCATTTGAACTTGGGGAGGAATATCGGACTTTTCGTCAATCTGAGCCATTGGGTTCATGGCGGCAAGGCGGTCTGCAATGACGTCTGCGCCAGGGAAGTCCATGTTTCGGAATACCAAGTCACCAGCGATGTTAAAGAGTTCCTGATTACCTGTGAGCAACGGCATCATGGAGTCAACGGCTTGCTGGCGCTTAGATTGGAAGCCAGGACCGGTATCCATTACCACGTCATATTCGCCCACAGTGACGTTATTCAGCACCTCACCAATGGCGCTTTGCTCGTTGATTGTGACCAAGTCAGGCTGACCATCAGCCCCAATGATTCGCATAACCCGTTGGGTGTCGTAAATCTTCGGGATCAGGTCCAGAATAATCTTTCCGGTGTGACGGATAGACCGAGTCATGTTGTCGTAGAAGTGGAAGTTTGACAGGTCAACCTGATTCTGTTGACCAGCCAACGCCTTCCCAGAGATATTCCCAGACGGGAGTTGGTTGGGGTCCATGATGCCCAGAACCATTTGCAGGTCGGCTGAGATAGCGCCTGCGGCTTCCATAATGCCTTGCGGAGGCGGTTCCGGTTGAAGGCGCTGCGGCACTGGGGCGGGTTGACCTTCAATGTCTTTCTGTTTGTATCTCAGAACAGGGCTAGACTTGATATTAGCAAGCGCCCACTCATTTTCATGCCCTTCGTCCTGACCTTCGGCAAGCAGCCATTTGGCTTTGGGAGCCAAGGCGACCGATTCGGTCATGGAAGTACGCCAGAAGTTGTACATCCTCTGGGGGTCTTTTGCGAACCTGACCAGACCATATTTCTTGCGCTTGTCATCCACAATGACTTGAGCGCCATAGCAGGGAACAACGGGAATCCATTTGCCGGGAAGAGTGCGCTCCTCCAGGACTTCCATAGCGGTCATCTTGCACCATTTGACGGATTTTCGGAAGGTGTCACGTTCATCCACTACGGTTAAACCAGCGGCCTCTACCCTTTCAAAGAAAGTGTCGGAGTCGGCAAAGTGTTTCGAGCCATCGCTAAGAAGGTAGAGTTTCGCCCTTTCACGTTCCATGTAGAAATATTCGGCAAGGCGAATATCCTCTTTTGTCACCCAGGATGCGGTGTCATCTCCGGTGCTTCTTTGCATAAAGGAAGCCCCGTCATTTGCTCCTGGATATTGCTGGCGAAAGACTTTCTTGTCCAGAACGGTAGTAATTAGGCATCGCTCGGCATCAGACCCGTCCGGCAGGATGGAGTTGGGGTCAAAATAGACCGTGAACGGGTTATCAATCGTGTCAATAAAGATTTCTTGGTCAAAGGAATCGTCCGAAACATAACGGGTATTGATCCTCCAGAAGCCCCAACCCATGCGTACAGCATAGTCAAATGCTGTGTCATAAGCGGTGTCGGCGTTGGAGTTGACCTCAATATGTCGGGTGATGCCTTCAATGACTTGGGCGATCTTGTAATCAGCAAGGTTATTTACAGGATGGACTTTGATCCTGGGGCGCTGCATCCTTTGCTGGTTAGTAACCTGACGGATGTAGGCATCAATCTTGTTGATGGTCAGGCAAGGTCTGGCTTCCACGTTGCGGGAGTTTTGAATATCGACCGGCCATTGATCGCCTGCGGCAAACTTAACGTCTTGCAGCGCCTCTGCTCGGTTCATGGAGTCCGAGTCGTTAACTAGCCGCCAGAATGTGATGGCATCGTTGATCCGAGAATCGGCGTTATCGTCTTGTGCTTGGTAGGAAGCCATATTTACCCCTTTTGTGGGAATTATCCCATCCAACTGCCCATAGCCGCAACTGGCTCTGGTTTCTTGCGTTTGGCTGGCTCTTTAATCATCAAAGCAATATAGCGGAAAGCGTCTGCCCCGTGGCTATATTGGTCATGCAGTGGGCTGCGGCTGAATTGCCCGGTATCTGGGTCTACTTCATACCGATAATGTCTTAGGCAGGTTAGCCCATCAGCGGCGTGTTCCCGATCAAACCAGCAGTTCGGGAATATTGTCCTGGCGGCATTGATGGAGTCCACAATCGGGACTTTTGGCAGGATTCGGGTCTTATACCCTGCTGCTCTAACGATGTCATCTATGGAGCGCCCAGCAGCGGCCAGGGTTTTGTTCTCGGCATCATGCGGGAGCCAGATGGTGTCATAGACATAACCATAGGTCTGCATGGTTGCCAGGTAATATGAAATGGTCTTTTGGCTATCCTCAATGTACCGGATTAGCCTTGTTTCCATGCCTATAAACTGCAAGAACCAGATGGCGGTGTTGTCCGACCAACCCAGGTCAAAGACCGCATGAACAGGTTTGGTTGCGTCATAAGGCACACGGGTGATGCGCCCATCCTTTTCGGCGGCTTGCATTTCCTTAGCAAAGATAGCCCCATCAACCGTTTGGCGGCATAAGCCTTCCCAAACCTGGTTGTAGGCTTCTTCGTCCCGCGCCTTAAGTGCATCTTTTTCCAACCGCAGCGTGTCAGGAAACCACGGGTTATCTGACCAATTTACCCGCATGGTGATGCAGTCTGCCGGCGGATTGGCCACAAATCTTTGGTAGGTTTCGTCTGTTTCCAACTCAGGGTTAAAGGAAACCCATATTTCAGACCCTTCCTTGCGGATGGTTGGAATCAGAATGTTCCAGGACAACCGGCTAACGGTCTGGGCTTCCTCAACCCAGCAAATGTCTATGCCTTCATAAGATTTGACATTGGCCACATTGTTTTTAAGCCCCACAAAGCTAAATTCTGTGCCGTTCTTGCCTTTGATGCTGGCCTGGGTGATTTCATAGAACCCAATCAGTCCAAGCGCCTCGATCTGGTCGCACAACAGCTTGTGGACAGAATCTCGCATGGAGGTCATAAACTCTCGGGCGCACAGAATCCTAAGTGGGTTTCTTGCCCCCAGGATCAAAAGCGCCCTGGCTATCCCCCAAGACTTAGCGCCGCCCCTCCCGCCATAGGCTACTTTGTACCGGCTTTTTTGAAACAAGCCTTGCAGCTTGACAGGAAACTCTGCCTTGGCGATTGCGTTGGCAACCAAATCACTCATTTGGCTTTACAAAAGTGACTTGGATGCCCTGCAACGGCTCACCGTCAGCGCCTGTAACCTCTTGCTTAACGGTTTCAGACCAGCGCATTTGGCTTTTTGTCCACCAGATCAGGCTGGTTGTGTCGCCTGCCACGGCCTTTTGATATAGCGTCCTGGCAATCTGGCTGTTGGCTTTAGCCTTTCCCGTGTCCAGTTCTGTTCGGTAATACTTACGTAGCGTCTTGTCATCAATCCCCACAAGAATGGCAATTTGCTCATGCGGCAAGCCCAATCCACTGGTGCTTTCGACCAGTTTACGGTTTTCGTCCGTTGGAATATGAGGTGCTTGAGGTATTACAGGCATTTTATAAAGGGGAACTCGTTAAAATTTAAACAGTTTCGGTTAATTCCGTCAACAATTCGGCTTTTTTGCCTGTGAATTCTTCCCACCGCTTTACGATTACATCGCAATATTTTGGGTCTAATTCCATTAATCGAGCAACACGCCCGTTCTTTTCGGCTGCAATAAGGGTTGTACCACTTCCACCAAAAGAATCCAACACGATGTCGCCGCCTTTGGTGTTGTTGAGCATTTGGTATTCAAATAATGCAACAGGCTTCATTGTGGGGTGTTCGCCATTCCTTGAGGGTTTATCAAACTCCAGAATGGTTGTTTGCTTGCGGTCTGTTGCCCACAGGTGGCCTGCGCCTTCCTTCCAACCGTAAAGGCAAGGCTCATGCTTCCAATGGTAGTCTTGTCGCCCCATAACAAGACTTGATTTCTTCCAAATCAGACATTGACGAACAGTCCAACCAGCATCCTTTGCAGCGCCGCGAAAGTTGTATCCTTCCGAATCGGCATGCCAAATATAAAACACGGCGCCCGGCTTCATTACCAAGTCGGCAGTAACGTAAGCATCGCGCAAGAATTGACGGAATTGCTCGTCACCCATGTCATCATTCTGAATTGTGAGTCCCGTACCGCCTTCATATGCCACGTTATAAGGCGGGTCGGTCAGCCACATATCCACAAGTTGCCCATCGCACAGCTTTTCCATGTCATTGGTGCTACACGAATCACCGCACATAAGACGGTGTTTGCCCAACTGATATATGTCGCCAGGTTTTGTCTTAGCTTCTACCGGAACCGGCGGCGCTTCATCTTCGTCCGTTAGCCCCTCAAGTTGTTCAGGCTCCAGCAAAGCGCTTAGTTCGTCAGCATTGAACCCCAAAATATCTAGGTCAAAGCCTAATTCCTGGAGGTTTTCCAGTTCCAACTTCAATAGATCATTGTCCCAACCGGCATTCAGCGCCAACTTGTTGTCTGCAATAATCAGGGCTTTTTTTTGGGCTTCAGTAAGATTTTTTACATGGATGCAAGGAACTTTATCCATGCCAAGTTTTCGAGCAGCCATAAGCCGCCCGTGACCTGCAATGATGCTGCTTTCCTCATCAATCAGGATCGGATTTGTCCAGCCAAATTCCTTGATGCTTGCCGCAATCTGTGCCACCTGTTCGTCAGAATGGGTGCGGCTGTTGTTTACATAAGGGATTAGCTCTGAAACATTCTTTTCGGTGATTTTCACTTTTTAGGCTTTTGTTTGGCTTTTTTCTCTGCTTCACGCTTTACAGAATATCCTATGGCCACCGCTTGTTTGGGTGGTTTGCCAGCCTCTATTTCCCTTTTAATGTTCTCTTTCAGGGCTTTGGGGGTCATTGATTTGATTAGAGGCATGGCTTACTCCTTTTTGGGGATTTTAGTCATTTTCCACCACAGCGCAAATGTCTGCCTCTTGGATGATCTGGTAGTCCTGACCATCAATCCGATGGGTGGGCCAGTTTAGATAGTCACCATTGCCGTACTTTATGAAGTCTCCAGGCTTACATTCGGTGACTTCTGGGCCAACGGAAATAATTGTGCCTTCATTAAAAGGCTCATTGTTATGGATTACCAGGATGTCGCTTAACTGGCGAACCCTTGGCTGGACAACTACCCGATTATGCAGAGGCTTTAGCATCTTGCTTCCTTGTGTATTTGCGTTTGGGCTTTTCAGTAAAGGTGTCGGTCACTATGTCGTAAACCGGCTTCTCTACCTTTTCCACAGGCTTTTCCACAGGGGTATCCCCGATCTGGTATTGGCCACACCAATCCCGTTCGTGTTTGTTTTGATAGGTCGGATAAAGCCGACATTGACCCAAAATCTCCAGTTTCCGAAAAAACCGGCACGAACTACAATACTGTTCAGCCATCAATACTCTCCTTATTGCTGGTTAGAAGCGCCTTCCAGGTGGGTCTGGAGGGCGTTTCGCTTTAGCGGTAGTTGCTACGGGAATGGGTGTAGCAAATGCCGCTGTGACGGCCGCCGTTGAAAGGTTTGTTTTCACCGGTAGCGTTCTCTTTGGCTTTGGGAACCATGCCTTTAATCAGGGCTTCCTTGCGCTCACCAGTGCTGTCTGATGATTTGGGGTTGCCGCTGATCTTGGCTTGATTGCCGAAACCGTAGCCTGCTGGTTCGTTTTTCATAATCACTCCAAAAATCTGAGTTTGTAGAGGGTTGAGTTAATCAGGTCTGCAATCTCATCAATGATGTTTTGCAGTTCACTATCCTCGGGAAGATGCTCTCTTGCCTTCTCCACAAAGGATTGTATGCCTTCCAGGTACTTTACGGGGTCTGTGCCAGCGTGAAAGTCATTTGGAAAGGTCTTAATTTGCTTGTACCGACCCATGTATGCCTCAGCATATTTGTCGGTTAGTTCAATGATTCCCTCGTAATAGTCACCAAGGGCAATGTGCTGGGCATAGCTAGATGTGGCCCAGTGCATGAAATGAGTAACCGTACTGCTATGCAGCAAGGTTGAGACAAATTCTGCAACTTCTTCGTTCATGGCGACCCTAAAAAGATGGGGCTATTGCCCCAAATCGACATGGCAACTGTCGTTTAGACATTTTGCCATATCTTACAAAGATGTCAATCTGGTGGTGAATCCAAGCCACTATCGTATTCTTCCCATAGCTTTTCACGCAGCTTCGCCAGATTTTCCTGCGTAGTACGAACTTCCCGCGCCCTGTGATGCCATTTGACATCCCCAGTTTCCTTGTAACGCTCTTTCAGGGTTTGGATTCTGTCGGTTAGATAGTTCATCAGGCTCTCCAAGCATTTTCTTTGTTGTGAACAAATCTTTATATTGTGGGTATCTGGCTTTCCAGAGTCGTGCGTAGAAGGCAATGTAGTCATTGCTGATTTTGAAGTCCTCGCCGGTTGTGACAATGTTTACCTCCCACCGGATGCGGTTAATAATTAACCAGTGACTTATCTTTGTCCGACCCTTTGAAACGGCCTCCAAAGAGAACCGTTCAAAGTAGTCCCAGACCTGGGGGTTGGCTTTGTGCCAATCCCACCATTCCCGTTTTCTTTGGTCAAAATGGAGCGTCATCTTCGGGGAATCCGGCTTTGATGCGCTGTTTTTGGCTTTGTTCCTCGGTCACTTCGTAGGCTTCAGCCCAGCCAGACCAGCCGCCCTCCATTGTGGGATGAGCGTTGTCAATCTTTAACTTGACCCGCCCTTTGTCGGTCATAAACAGCGACCCAATCTTGGTGTAACGCTTTTTGTCGTTGCCTTCCCGATCTTTGTAAGTGCCGGTAATTACAGTAATGTCGTGAGTGCGTTTCATAATATTAGCCTTTCAAAGCGTTAAGTTGGGAAACCTTTTCGTCCAGTTTGACCAGAAACTTCTGGACTTCTGCCTCAATCTCTGCAATCAGGGCGTTGTCCCTGGCAACCGAGATGATCTTGAGTTGTAGTGCTTCGTCCATTCGTGGATCAAAGCTCACGAAATCGCACCATTGGCGACCTGTGCAAGCCATTTGCCATTGCATCTGATAAATGTATTTCTCATCTATCTTGTTGGTCAGCAAGGTTTCGATGTGAGTGGCAGTGTTGGGGCATTTGATCTCCACCATGCCATCATCCCCAACAAGCCCATCAGGGGACGCGCCAGCCATTTCTATGGTGGGGTGAGACATAAACCCTACCTCCTCCACCATAACGCCCTGAGAGGCTTCATAAGCCGCCCGAGCAAAAGGCTCTTGGTCTGTACCCCACTGCATTGCTGCATTGGTGAACGACTCTGCTTTGGTTTGGGTCAGTCTCTCGACCACCAGTTGCGCCATGTAGTTCTCACGGGAAGCTGAGTAACCTGTTTTGGTCTTAGCCATCACATCGGCAACCCGAGAGGCGGTGACCTTGCCCAGACGTTGAGCAAACCAATCTTCTGTGCGTTGTTCCATTAAACCACCTCCTTAATCATTGTTTCAAACTGTTCTCTTGTTATTGCATATTGTTCTGGCAGTTTATGTTTTGCATCTTTGTGCTGGCTAACCGCAACAGAATCATCTTTCAAGGCATAACAGACCGTGTTGTGGAATTCCCTTCTGTCATACACGGATTCATATATGCCCAGAGCATTCTCAGTTGCCCATTGCCAATCATCTAGCAGGCCACAAACCTCATCCATTTCTTTTTGGACACGCTTGCCTATGATGGTGTTTTTCTTTGGTTTAATTAACCAGTATCCTTCATAGCTTGTTGGCAACGTAAACCCAGATCGAACAGTTTTTTCTTTGTAGATCAATCCTAAACCTTGACGTTCAATCCTAACAACTGCCTCTGCATTTTCTTTTGTCAGCAATTCGCGTTTTGCTTTTAATGCCATCTCTTTTGCGCTCTTAAATTTAAGAGCTGCAAATCCAGCAAAATCATTTGGAAGAAGATAATGTTTTCTCATACTTCAACTCCTAATTGTTCAGCTATCCTTTCAATAGCATCTGCATAGCTTATGCCCAATGCTTTATTTATCAATCGCAAAGACTCATCTATGATTTCGTCATAAGTGCCAGGGTCTGCTTTCTTTATTGATTCAAGCGTAAATTGAGCATCTTGTAATGCTTCTAAATCTGCGCTATTCACTTGGTAAAGTAAATCAATGTCTTTTTTAAGAGGATTCATTTTTAGTCCTTTGTTCAATCATGGCGTCTGCTACCCAATAAGCTGATCTGGCGGCTACTTCATAGGTGTCAGGATTCCAAATTTCGTTTTGCATATAGCTTTGGATCACAAAAGCAGCAAAGAAATCCCGCAGGGTGATTTCTTCAATGCCTAGAGTTTTCTTTTTGGTCATGCCGCCTCCTTCTTGGCTTTGGCGATGCGATCAGCTTTGGCTTTGATCACACGCGCCTGCCAGTTTTGATCGCCTTCACAAGCCGCATAAGCCGCTGCGTAGGCTTTCTGGAGTTCTTCTTTGTTGGCGCTGGCATCAATCGCTGCGAGATGGTCTGTCATCACGTTGGTGTCAATGTTGACCTTTTCGGTTTTGCGACTGGCTGCATTCCCGTCATCATCTTCTGGCGCAATCCCGCAAGCGGCCATTAAGGAATAGCGTCTGGCGTAGGTTAGAGCAGACCCGTACCCTTGGGGGTCGTGTTTCGATGCAGGCACAAACAGTTGCCCAGAACTGATGGTTTCACCGGATTCGTGAACGAATACAGTCTCCACCACCACACCATCAGGGTTGGGGTGATTCTGCTGGATTAGGGCTATGCCGTTGGCGTTTAATGCGTCTATGACCGCTTCTACGCAAGCAGCAAGGTCAGCATAGCGTGATTTGAAATGCGGGTTTGTAGAGGTTTTTAGAGCAGGGCCAAATGCTTTTTGTGCTTTGACCAATGCTGCGGCAATCTGTTTCATTATTAGTCCTTGAAAATTTCGTCAATCTTGTTGTTCAATGTGCGAATGACTGATTCGTCATGATTCAAGATTCGTACCAGTTCACGAATCTTGGTTTCCAGCACCCCAGAATAGAATGGCCAGCGCATAGGGTCATCTGGCTCATAGTGGCGCAACATTGCTCGGCAAGTGTCAATAATTTCCTCAGCGTTAAGCATTTTTTTTCTCCAAATATTTAGCAAAGAGCCACTTGTCTCCAAGTCGGCGAACAGACCTGATCCATTTGCGTTGATTGGCTCGGTTAATTTCGGTTGGGATGTAGTCAACATTGAAAAGTTGACGAACGTGCTTGAGCATTTTGGTGTTTAAGGGTTGCTCTTGGTATTCCTGAAGTGCAACTGTCTCGTACCATTGTTGTTGGCTCATAGCGGTCTCCAAAAGAACAAATCAAGAATTAGAGTAATGATGATGGTTGCCAATAGAGCAACACGCCACGCAATGCCGTAAATAGACATTTCTGGCTTAAAGTCAAAGATGTCATGTTTCATGTTTGCATCAGTTTTGCGTAACCTGTAAGTTTGATCTCATCATTCATCTCAGTTCTCCTAAAAAGACCCCATGCGAATTGCTAGGGCATGGGTGAATTGTAAGCTAGCTTATACAGATGTCAACATCTTTTTTCTAAGTATTTTCCCTAGTGTTGTATTTTTGCAAAGTTTCTTTTTATGTGTAAGAAGCCTTACAATGTTGGCATGAAAAAAGAATACGCAATCTATAAAGCCGGGAGTGTTCTTGCTCTAGCGCAGATGCTCGGAGTTACCAGGGCGGCGATCTATCTGTGGAAAGAAGATGTGCCTAGGGCTAGGGTCTGGCAGCTAAGATTGTTGCATCCAGAATGGTTTGATTGCTTGCACGTTTAAATTTATGTATAATCAAAATTGTCTAGAGTGGCATCTAGGCGATGAACGCAAATTAAGAACCCCGCAGGGTACTGTGTGGTCTTGTCAGGTGGCAGGCGAGTCTTTTGAATTTGCGTTCAATCGTCTAGCCGCTGCTCATGCCAAGAGCCAAGACCACAGAGCATCTTGCGGGGTTTTTGCTTTTGGCAGACCGAGTGACTCACGTTACGTTACCGGCCCTGCATGGGGTGGCAAGTCAAGAAACACCGCACTCTGTTACACCCCAGAGCAAAAGGCGACCAGCGTTGGTTTGGCGACTGGTAAAGCAAAAGGTACATGGTGGAACAAGACCTTTTGTATAAGCGAACAGACCCGTCACGCGCACTTGGGGCTTTTTGTGTTGAAAGACAATGAAAAGCCTGGAGAGGGTTGGATAGTCAATTTATCCACCCTTGGAGTACCTATGCCCAAAAGGAGATGCAATGTTTGAATCAGGGTTTGACAGATTCTGGGCAGCATGGCCTAAATCTACTCGCAAAGGCGGGAAGTCTGAATGTCTAAAAAAGTGGAAAAAGCACTATTGCGAGACTTGTGCAGATCAGATCATCAAGCACGTTGAATGGATGAAAACCACAGATCAATGGAGAAAAGATGGAGGTGCATACATTCCGGCTCCTTTAGTCTATCTCAATCAACAAAGATGGGATGGTGCTGAAATCCCAGAAATCGCCTTTAAAAGCGAAAAAGACCCAGCCCTGATGAAAATAGAGCAAGACATCAAATTAGCGGCTCCAATGCCAGATTATGTTAGACAGAGAATTGCTCAATTAAGGAAAGGAACATGAATGAGTTGGCTTTATTCGCAGGCGCTGGTGGAGGAATACTTGGGGGAAAACTTCTCGGATGGCGAACAGTCTGTGCAGTCGAGTGGGAACCTTACCCCGCAAGCGTATTGTGCGCCCGACAAAATGACGGACTTCTCCCGCCTTTCCCGATTTGGGATGACATACAAACCTTTGACGGAAAACCTTGGCGAGGAATTGTTGACGTTGTATCTGGCGGGTTTCCATGTCAAGCCTATTCCACAGCAGCGGCTGGCAAAAATACGGCAGACGATCTTTGGCCTGAGATGCGGCGAATCGTGGCAGATGTCGCTCTCAGGTACATCTTTGCCGAAAACGTCAGCCGAGTTGCAATTGACCAAGCCGCAAACGACTGCGAATCGATGGGTTACAAAACCAAAGCAATTTCCTTATCAGCGAAAGACATGGGTGCTGACCACATTCGGGAAAGATTTTGGCTACTTGCATACGCCAACGACAATGGCGAACTTTCTGGCGAAGTCAATGCAGAAACACGCTGGATGCCGAGCATGGACAGCAGCATTTGGGAAGATTACCCCGAATCATTACGAGTGGCTGATGGGATGGGTTCCAGAATGGACAGACTTAAAGCCATTGGCAACGGACAAGTTCCAATCGTGGCAGCAACAGCATGGAGAATCCTAAGTGAATTATGAACAAGCCCACAAAATCCTTGACCGAGCCAAAGATGGAGAACAATTCTCCAGCTTCACAATCAACCAAGCACTCTATCTCACCGGAGACATTGGAATACATGAGAGAGACAGAGGCTCGGGAATGGATTGCGAGATACAACAAGAAAGTATCGGAGCAAGGATCAAATACTGCCCGAAACTGGTGGTATCGAACAATTAGCGAAATTGAACGAATTAGAGGAACCGCTGCTGCTGATGATTTGCGAACCAGAATGAATAGGTTAAGAAATGTTCATCGTGATGTTTGAGGTTTCTGGTAATCCAAAAGGCAAAGGCAGACCTCGTTTTGCCAGGCGGGGAAATTTTGTCAAAACTTATACCGATTCCAAGACCGCAGACTACGAAGCGCAGATCAGGGAAGCCGCCACCCGCGCAATGGGGTCAACAGAGCCTCTAGAAACGCCTACAAGCGTTTATTTGTACATCAGGATACCCGTACCCGCCTCAGCGTCAAAAACGGCTAAAAAAGCCATGCTTTCTGGTGGGGTCAGACCAACCAAAAAACCAGACATTGACAACATTGCTAAAGCCTATTTGGATAGCATGAATGGAATAGTTTATTTGGATGATACTCAGGTTATTTCTTTGCATTGCACAAAGGTATATTCTGTCGAGCCTGGGGTAAATATTATGGTTAGAGAGGAAGTGTTATGAATGTTCCTTATGCAGCAGTTGAGTATATTCAGCAAAACGCTCGTAAATATGCTGAGGCAAAAGCAAAGCGCATTTATTTAGAGGAGTTTCGTAAAAGCAAAAAAGCACTTTTAATGAAAGATGCTTTGGCAAAAGGTATTGAGGCTGCTAATGCCCAAGAACGCGAGGCTTATTCAAATTTAGAGTATTTGGAACTTCTGGAAGGGTTGCAGGCGGCTATTGAGCAGGAAGAATATATTAAATGGATGCTGGAGGCGGCTAGAATGAAAACAGAAATCTGGCGTACAGAATCAGCCAATGCCCGGATGGAAATCAAGGCGACAGAATGATTCCCAAATTTAACTATGTCAGAGACAAAAGGTTGCTGAAAATGGTTGCTTCTTTACCTTGTAAAAATTGCGGGGCTGATTATCATGTGCAGGCGGCTCACTCAAATTGGTCTGAACATGGTAAAGGTAAAGGAATTAAAGCCTCGGACTATTACACCGCAGCTTTGTGTCTTAAATGCCATTATGAGATAGATCAAGGTTCGCATCTTTCTAAAGAAGAAAGAAAAAATCTTTGGCTGGATGCTCATTACAAAACACTTAACTCACTAAAAGAGTCTAAGTTGATCTGTGAGCATTTGCTTTGTAACTACCCCCAGGGTGAATGTGCTGGGTTTTGCATGGAGAAATAAAATGTTTCCATTGATGTTTGTTGTGTATTTGCTTTTATTGGTGCTGGCCATAGCTATTCAGCTTGTAGCCATCATCTTTGCTCCGGTCATTGCCCTGTTTGTGAACAAAGAGACAGGCAATCTTCCTAAATGGCTAAGATGGTTCCAAACGCCCGATGCGACTTGTTATGACGAACAATGGGTTGCAGAGCATCCAGATTGGTCAAAATACAAAATTGCCGCCACTTGGATAGCCAGAAACCCTGCCTACGGATTTAGAAAGTGGTGTGGGGTCAATCCTGATCGCATTGTCATTGCTAACGCATCAGGCAACATGAACATTGCTGATGGCGAAAAAGGTGTGGCTGGATTCTTTTTTATACGCGACACACGGGGATACTGGAATTTTAGCTACGTCATTGACCTAAAGAACGGGTCTTGTATGCGCGGGGAATGGGGTTGGTATCTGCTTCCCAAAGTAAAAGGCTATGATAGTGTCAACACAGGGATGCTTCAATCAGACCCTGTTAGGTTTTATACGTTTGGCAGCAAGGGAAGTTAATGAAATACTGGCCAGGAAGCAATATACCCAAATCACATGGCAACGCATTTGATTGGCGCAAAATTGATAGACCCCATGCTGCTAGAGCAATTCTTGAAGATAGAAATGTTCAAAAAGGCAGAGCCAACGCCAAAAAGGGAATGAAAGGAACGGGCTTATCTGATCCGGTCAATGTTGTGTTCAAAACAAACATCATTGCTTTTAGCAAAGCCAAAAAATGTTAAATCATTTCAGCTTCGGCCTTTCGCCGTTTGACCAATCCCGGCAAAACCTTGCCGCCACCACGAACCCATTTCATCAGTTCCGCTTTGGCTCCTTCGCGGTCATTTGCTTGAATCTTCTTCCGCAAGGTGGAGGATGCAAGTCTGCCAGAGCCGAGGTTGTAGACAAAATCTATAAGAGCCGCCGTAGCGGGATTTCCCCATTCAAGAACCGATCCGCATAATCGTTTAACGCTTGGAAAGCAGATCGTACGGAGTTCATGCATGAGCAATTCCTCCGCACGTTCCTTTGTGATCGGGGGGTCAGCCAGCGTTACCCTGATCCCGTTTTCATAAGCAGTCGATCCATATCCAATCGTTGGTACATTTGCTGGGCAAAGATATGGCTTGAGGTACAACCCCTCAAACGCCCTGCACAGAGCCGCCGCTAGAACGATTGGATCATCATTGTTCATTTGGTGATCTCAAACTGCATATTGGCGTGGCGTGGGTATTGCACCAGCACCTCACCCTCGGGACACTTGTACTTTATCCTGCCCAGCAAGACGGCTTTGCCGGGAGCGATCATGTCTTGATGGTCTTTAGGAATGGAGATGCTGTAAGCGAACTTGTCTACCTTATTCCCGGCAGGCCCAGCAAAAACCGTGATGTCTGGCGTGACAGGATGGACTCGCAAACTTGAATCCCTGATCTCAAGCCTAAAGTCAGTCACATCGCAGTCCTCACGCAATTTCTGCCTTGCAACAACCACATTGAATGGTTTGTTTATTGGGCCACTAGAGATGCTGAAATGCTCCGGCGACCAGCGCAAGATGTCTTTCTTGAACCAGCCCAACTTGTCTCCAAATGCATAGCTGCCACCGGCAAGTGTCACAACTGCCGTCAGCATTGCAATGATCTTTGTGATTGGTTCAACGGAAAGCATACTATTTTATTTGCCACGCTTCCCGAGAGAGCGATCAGCAAAGAAGAAGCCGAGAACAACCCCGGTGATTTCCATATCGTAATCCTGCATCATAAAGTTCTGATGCACCAACTTCATTGCCCACAGCGCCAAAGCAATCGTTGCAGCAGCAGGGCGGATGATGCCATTCCAAGCGTCTACCCAATGGATTCCGGTGGGCTTCATGGCGTTAGCCATAGCAGTAGTAAACGCCTGCGCTTCCTCAGTTAGCACATTGCTCTCAGCCTGCGCCTGAATAGTCTTGATGCCTAGCGTGGCTTGCAGTTGGAGTGCCTCTTGATTACGCTGATGCGCTCGGTCATCCAGTTCAATTTGAAGCCTCATGCGCTCGACTTCCTGCTGGTGTTCTTGGCGCTTGTTCACAAAGGACGAAATTTCGCCCCATACCATGCGAAAGACTGAGCCACCAAGGAATGAGAACAGTGCTGACAACATGATGTCTCCTTATTTTGTCAATCCCAACTTGGTCTGAATTCCAAGGACTACTAATCCAGCCAAAACAAGCAGAATGAACCACAACCCCTTCTTGGCTAGGTCAATTCGCAATTCATTCCAAAACTTCTCTTGAGCGTTCATGGACTGAATAATGGCTGCGTGATACCGCCGATGCCCGTCATAGTCAACGGTTCCATCTTCGTTCTTGACAAAGCCATGAGAGATGCTATGCATCTCATCCATCAGTTGGTCGATCTTTTTGCAGAGGTCGGCTAGTGTTGGTTCTTGATTCATGATTATTTAGTTAAATCACCAAGTTTGTTTTTGCCGGTTTGCTTGCCAAGTTCAGCCGCTTTACGCATTTCCTCTTGCGCTTTTTGCAAGGCTTTGGTTTCTGCTTTGGCTGCTGCTTTAGCAGACACTTTTGCACCTGCTTTTTGAGCCAAATATCCACCAATCGCCGCGCCAGCAGGCCCACCAATTGCCGCACCAGTTGCTGTACCGGCTCCGGTCAGCGCTTTTTCTGCGTGTTTTTCAATCAATCCAACACGCCTAGCTTGTAGTGCTGCGCCCTCATAAACATGACCTCCAGGCATAATCTGGCCACCGTAATTCAGCACATGGAACTTACGCACTTCTTCTGGCGGGAATGTTTCAAGGATTTTTTCGCCAATGGTGGAGTTCAACACCTTGTTGACTGAGTTCTGGTTCCATTCACCAGCTTTACCTGCGCCTGCCTCATGTACCGCCCTAGCT